CCCCCCCACTAAGTTCGTGTGGAAGTGCCTCTAAGTCAGTTGAAAGTGCCACTAAATTCGATTGGAAGTGCCACTAAATTCGTTTACAAGTAATAACTGCTAGTCGCATTCACTACTAAATTCGTTTGGAAATACTTCTAAACTACTGGGAAAACGTCATACCACGCCTAACTAACAGATCTACAGAGGGACTGTCAGCAGCACTACGGACTTCAATACCAGTCCTAATAGGCGCAAATGCACGAATAGAAACATACACATTCTGCTTCGGCTTAGGTAGATTGTGAATGGTCTTCGTAGTACCCGTAGTACCATCAACTCCAGTAAGGGTCCAATCCTGGCCATCTTCAATTCCATGTGGAATAATCTGATCCACATTCCTCGTATACGAATAATCCATACGCTTGTTAATCTTCAGATGAATATTAGCTTCATGAATATTACCAGTAATCGTATTAAGATCAATGGTTGTCATAGGCTGAATATTATAAGTAAACTCCTTGATAACCTTGTAACCAGTCTTCTTCTTGATATTATCTTGCTGAAGATTGGAATAAATAAAAGGACGCTCCAGATACTGGAACAATGCCTTCTTATCCAAATTAGAAGCAGATCCAGAAACTGGACAAACCTCGTCATCAGTAATTTGAAAAACAGTGATGACAAACTTCGTTGTACGATTCCTCTGACCATATAGATTAGCTCGAATGTTCACCCAATCAAGAAGTGCTGTAGAATATGTCTCAGCAGTAAATGGCAACTTATCATTATTATCCTCTGGTTGAAAATAAGTCTGGCCAGTAAATGACCCATCGGGATTACTACCACCCTCTGGAATCAAATTGATTGATGCATTGACAGTCTGATCTGACCACTGAGCAGAATACACATTGGGGGCTCGACTCACCACACCCCCAATCAGCTGTTCAATACTACCAAGATCAATAATAATCATTGGTAAATAAGTAGCCGCACCATTACTTGCATTACTGCAAAACAATGCTCCAACATTCGTATCAAAATTAGAAATGCGCTGAAACCGATCAATCTTCTGATTAATAGTAGCATTCACAACACGTGACAACTTATAATTCTGCATCCTTACAGACTTCTTCGACTTCGACAGCTGTTGCATGACATTCACCGGGGCAGAAACGCTTCTTCGGCGCTTAACCGACGTAGTAGACGCTGGTTGTCCGCGCCGCTTGAACCCTCGAGAAACCGCCCCGCGCAAGCGCTGAGACAAAGCCATGGCACTCTTACGACGATAGTACAAAGGCATAGTAGTTTGCGACTGCATGCGACGACCACGCGATACAAACTTGCGGCGAACATTCTTTCTACGACTGACGCGACGCATGAAGAAAGATCACGTCGAAAGAACACGTCGAAAGAACACGTAGAAAGTTTATGTCGAAAGAACAACTTATGAATGATTCTTTCTACGCGGTTTTTATAGGAAGCTACGTGTGGGGTTTAGGGTGTCGTACAGAAACGGCTTTCCGAACTATTTATCGCGACGCGCTGCGCAAATGCACAATCTAATCATGTCGCGCCCCTTCAACCCTTCGCGCAACTGGTCCCTTACCTGTTTCACTGACGACTACGAGATGACCATCGCGTCAATGTATCATACCCTGACCGAGTCGCGTGACCACGACGTCGGACAAGTCATCCTCAACGTCGAGACCTGCCCCACCACCCAGCGCATCCACCTCCAGGGTGCGCTGTGGTTCAAGAAAGCCATGCGCTGCGCTGCGATCGTCAACCTCTTCCCGGAGCTGGACGGCGCGCATTTTGAAATCACCCTGTCGTCTGAAGCGACAGCTCGCTACTGCCGCAAGAACGAGACCCAGATTGACCACTTCGAATGGACAGCGGAGGGCTTCAGCGTGCGGGGCAACGGGACGATCAAGGGACCGAGCGCTGCTGAGCGCTTGGTGGAGCGCTGCATGGAGCTCATCGCGGAGGGGATCACCTGGCCGCGCATCTGCAAGGAGCTATCTTCTACCCAGCCCCTCCCGTACATGCGCAACGCCAAGAACCTGGAGGCCCTCTTCCGCGCGCAAACAGCCATCCCCAAAGAACTTGTCAACGTGATCCTGCGGCCCTGGCAGCGGGACCTCATCACAAGGCTGGACAGCGCAGCGCCGGACGGCCGCACCATCTACTGGGTCTACGACGCGGCGGGCAACAACGGCAAGTCCTGGCTCTGCAACTACCTCATCCGCAACCGAGCAGCTATCATGGTCGACGGACGCACCCAGGACATGGCCTACGCCTACAGCGGTCAGCCAATCGTGTGCATCGACATCGCGCGCGGTCAGGCGGAGAACATGGATCACCTCCATGTTTTCGCAGAGAAGGTGGCGTCGGGCAACGTCTTCTCGTCCAAGTACGAGAGCGTGAACAAGGTCTACGACAACCCTCCCCATGTCATCATCTTCGCCAACGTGCGCCACAATGCGGCTCTCTGGACGGCGGGACGATGTGTAGAGGTGGACATCAGCCTCCCGGCTGTTCCCGTGGGGAACGTTCCGTTTTTCTAGCGTAACGTAACGTAAGCAATAGGGTACTACTAAAACTTACAGTTTTCCCCTACGGGGCCCTATTGCTTTTTTTGTATCCCGGGGTCAAGACCCCTCCTTCTTTGTAAATAATATGAGATCGGATCTGTGGGATCCGCCCCTACGGGGCGCCAAGACCTCGGCCACGTTCGCGCCCGGGCTACGCCCGGGTCGCGAACTGGCCTCGGGAAACTAAACACCTTAAGTACTTATATTACCAAGTCGCCCCCCCACTAAGTTCGTGTGGAAGTGCCTCTAAGTCAGTTGAAAGTGCCACTAAATTCGATTGGAAGTGCCACTAAATTCGTTTACAAGTAATAACTGCTAGTCGCATTCACTACTAAAT